GAGGCCCAAATATGGAAAGAATCCTGAGAAAACAACCAAATCCTGAGGGGAGCTTAACAATTCATCAGTTGAGACGTTACGAGTCTACGATCTATGATTCCCCAATCCCTGCCTATGTTATTAAGCATAGCTCAGAAGGGGTGGCGATAGACATAGCAACAGCAGAGTTGGCAGATGGCCAGTCTGGTTCTACCATCCAGCCCTTTGAGACAATACCAGCCCAAAACCTCACTTTGTTTAAGCATGATTATACTTTTGGCCATCTTGCTGACACGACTGACAGAAGATTTGTGGAGGTTTTTGGTGTTCTTGAGAATAGAGCTGATGATGCTGACTTCTTGACTCCTGACATGATTATTGAATCAGAGACTGGTCACGTTTATGTGGTGGAGTTCACCACCACAATGGGTGATGTCAACTCAGCCGATCTTGCAGCTAGGAATAAGATAGCAAAGTATGAGATTGCCTGTCTAAATAGGTCAGCAATAAAGCCAATATCTCTGTATGTTATTGCAGTGCATTTTAATGGAGTGGTTTCCAATCTGGAGCTGTCAGATGACGATGTGAATGAGATTGTTTTTCGATTTAGACTTGCCAGGGACATCTTTGAGGAACTAAGAGAAATTAACCCAACTCTATTTGATTCCGACGAAACTATTAGCAGGCTTGACAGGGAAGTTAATAGCATAATGTCATCGATTAAAATTGATTGGAAAGTGACTGAGGCAAAGTTCCCAAGCTTCAGAAAACTTCTATTTGATAGGTTCAACCAAATGGAAGCAGATAATGATTACATTGCAAGAATTGTGAAGAAGTGCACAGATGAGGCCATAAAAGGCATTGAAAAGGACAATTACTATACTGACGACATATCAAATGATGAGAGAATGCAGAAAAATTCACACACTGCAACAGCAGAAATCAACAACAAGATTGCCGAGATGATCAGCTATGAGTTTCTTAGAGATCCCAATGACCATAAGTCAACAGTTCAGTTTCCCTCATGGATCACCCGTGAAGGATCACCTGGGAAAGGTCTAGAACCTTTGAAATCTGTCAGTGTGGAAGGCTCTCATCCTATGAGTAGAATATGGGCCAAGGTCTGCACCAACGCCACAATTGAGAAGATAGACAGGATGAATGATGATCCTGTACAGGAATTGGAGTATGCCATGTCTGGGAGCACAGAAAGATCTGTTGAGAGGAACAAATATCACAGAACAGTGTTAACCTTAAGCCAGGATGAGAGGGAATATGCAGCAGTATTAGGGGTGTGTGGGAAGAAGAACTCATCTCTTGGAGCTGTTAAGGAAGCCAGGATAAGGAGCAAAAAGGGATTTTCAATAGAGCATGACATTAGCAGAGTTTCTGACTTCTTGAGCTCTGATGATATGTCTACTTTGGTGCCATCAGATGGGTTATATAATCCACTAAGTAAAGACTTCAACCTGAGAAAGCTAGCAATGGGACTACACCAGCCAACCCTTGTCCATGCAGATGGACTTACACCAGAAACACTTTCCTGTCATATGGACCTACTGAGTACACCAGTTGGGAGCTGGTTGCAAATGGTTTCGCTGATTGGTGCAGAGCTATCTGCTTCAGTGAAACAGCATGTCAAGCCAAACCAATTCATTGTCAAGAGGCTTATGGATTCAGGTATCTACTTACTGATCAAGCCAACTACTTCTAAAGGTCACATATTTGTCTCCTTGGCTGTTGACAAAAAAGTCCTTGCTGGAGAGCTGGACAACTCAGGAATATTTAAGCCAGGAATTGATTCAGGGGACATGGTTGTCACTGACTTTGTTTCTTTCAAACTGAGCAAGATAACTAATCTCTGTAAGGCTGCGTCGGTTATGGAAGCATCAATCTGCTTCTGGGCTGAGTGTTATGGATATGAGCCATGGAAGTTCTTGAAGCATGTGGAGGAAAGAAGATTTAAGGAGGCATGGTTCATGATGAAGCTGTCGCTACTCACCATGCTGGAAGACAAAGCTACCACAGAAGAACTGCAGACGATGCAGAGATATGTGGTCATGGAAGGCTTTGTGTCTCTACCAGAGATTCCTCGTCCACAGAAGATGCTATCCAAAGTGCCCAAAGTGCTGAGGTCAGAACTACAAGTATTCCTTGCACAGAGACTTTTCTCAGCCATTCAGCGCATTGCAAGACAGCCTTTTGCTCTTCACAAGATGGGAAGCACAATAAGATGGAAAGGGATGTTTAATCCTTTCTCGGGAGACCCAATTGATGAGTTGCAGATACTCATCAGCTGCTGTTACAATGGTTATTTTAAAAATAAAGAAGAAGAATCAGAACCGTCAGCCTTGTCAGCAATGTACAAGAAAATCATAGAGCTTGAACACTTAAGACCACTGGACGACCTGTACCTAGGGTACAATGATCCAGAGCAGCCCAAAATGCATGAATTCAGCAGGAGTTATCTGAAGATTCTGTGTGACCATGCAAAAGCTAAGCTCAGAAGGCAGTATGGACGAGGGGTGATGACCCAGATAGAGAACAGCATAATAAGAGAAGTCTCCTCAATCACTCTCGAAAGGCTGGCTACTCTAAAGGCAACCAGTAATTTTAATGATGGTTGGTATGTCTACAAAGAGGTGAAGGATAAGAACTACACAAGAGACAAACTCTTAGTCAAGATGACCAAGTTTGCCCACAGAGGAAAGACTCTAGCAATTGAGATGTTTGATGAGTGCATGAACAGGATTGAAGAAAAGGGCTGCATGGAAATCTGTCTCTTCAAGAAGCAGCAGCATGGAGGTTTGAGGGAAATTTATGTGATGGGGGCTGATGAGAGAATTGTGCAGTCTGTAATTGAAGCAATAGCTCGCGCAATTGGCAGATTCTTTGATTCTGACACACTATGCAACCCTACTAACAAGATGAGAATACCAGAGACTCATGGTCAGAGAGCAAAAAAGAGGTGTGGAAGATCTGTTTGGACTTGTGCAACATCAGATGATGCCAGGAAGTGGAATCAAGGTCACTTTGTCACTAAGTTTGCCTTGATGCTATGCCAGTTCACTCCAGAAGAGTGGTGGCCTTTAATTATCAGAGGTTGCTCAATGTTCACCAACAAGTTCATGATGATGAATTTGGACTTCCTAAGAATCATTGACAGTCATAAAGAGCTTAATGTAGAGGATGACTTTGTCACAAAGCTTTTCAAAGCATATCATGGTGAGACTACTGAGCCGTGGATTGAACAAGGGAGGACTTATCTTAAAACAAGTACTGGTATGATGCAAGGAATTCTTCATTTTACTTCTTCTCTGCTGCACTCTCTACACCAAGAATTTATAAGAACAGCTTCCCTGCAGCTCTTCACACAAAGGATGGGTTCAGATGCAGCTTCAAAAGTTGTCTGCGACATGATGCAAGGCTCCGATGATAGCAGCATGATAATCAGCTTCCCAGCAGATAATGAGAGGATGAGAATGCGGTACAAACTGGTTGCTGCAATGTGCTTCAGGATAAAGAAGTCTCTTGGTGTCTATGCGGGGATTTACCCATCTGAAAAGTCAACCTCGAACACAGACTTTGTAATGGAATACAACTCAGAATTTTTCTTCCACTCGCAGCATGTTAGGCCTACAGTGAGATGGATTGCTGCATCATGCTCTCTACCAGAAGTAGAAACTCTTGTTGCCAGGCAGGAGGAAGCTGCAAACCTTTTAACATCAATAACTGAAGGGGGAGGATCTTTCTCACTTGCAGCCATGGTCCAGCAAAGCCAGTGTACTATCCACTACATGTTGATGGGTCTTGGAGTGAGTGCTCTTTTTGGAGAGTTTGAAAAGGCAATCTCAAAGTGGCTGGATCCAGGTCTCGGATTCTTCTTGTTTGATAACCCATACTCTGCAGGGCTTTCAGGGTTTAAATACAACTTGTATAGAGCTATCCTTGGGTCAAGTCTTAAGTCAGTATACTCCTTCTTTATGAAAAGAGTTAAAGGTTCGTCAGAGAAAGCCGATGGTATTATCAGTGAGTCCTGTAGTGTCAGTCCAGGAGGTGCAATAGTGATGAGTTCAACACTAAGATGGGGTTCTGTTGAGAAATTCAAGAAGTTAAGGAACAGGTTAAATATCCCAGAAGATTGGAGAGAAATGATTAATGAGTCTCCGGAAGTATTGTACAGGGCACCTCAGACAGGAACAGAGATAATGCTACGCATAGCAGAAAAGGTCCATAGCCCAGGAGTTGTCTCATCTCTGAGCACGGGCAATGCAGTATGTAAGGTGATGGCATCTTCTGTCTATTTCTTATCTGCGTGCATATTTGAGGATGCAGGAAACCAAGAATATAAAGTCATGAACAGTGACAAGTACAGCTTATTGCAGAAGATAATCGCCTTTAACCAATTTGAAGAGAGTGATAGCATCAGTCAGGAAGATCTGTTATTTCTCTTTCCAAACCTGTCAGAATTTGAGGCTTTCGATTCCATCATTTATGATAAGGGGAGCTTCAATGTGGTTCCACGGGCAAGTCAGAGAGAGGCAACTCAAACCAGGATTGTTGTGTTTGAGCATCATTCATCAGCTCGTGTTGCCCCAGAGAAATTGGTTAGTGATAAGTGGTTCGGAACAAGGAAAAGCAAGATCGGCTCAGCAGGCTTCAAGCAGGAGTGGGACAGATTGAAAACAATTGTGAGGTGGCTAAGAGATGCTCCTTCAGATACATTGGAGAGTTCTCCATTCTCTAATCATGTCCAAATCAGAAATTTCTTTGCCAGAATGGAAGGCAAACCACGAGTAATCAAAGTCACAGGGGCTCCAGTGAAGAAAAGGTCAGGAATGAGTAAGATTGCTATGGCAATACGGGACAACTTTTGTAAGGTTGGTTACATCCAAGGCTTAGAAGATGAGGTTGGCCATAGCAGAGCAATGCAGGTGGAGAAAATTAAGCATTACTTATTCTCAGTACTAATGGGCCCCTATACTGAGAGTGCTAAGCTGGAATACATAGTGAGGATTTTGAGTGAAGAGCCTCAGGTGGTGTTGAATTACAATGACAAGAGGTCAAGAGCAAACACGATCAGCCTACTTCAAAAATTCATCAAGAACGATGTGGGTATAGCAGCTCTTATAGAAGACATGAAAGCTGGGATATTTGGTGCCTTCACGAAGGTACAGCAATTCAGTCAGTCATCTATTAATCATAAGTACTATGGCAAAGGAATCTGGAAAGGGGTGATGGATGGCTATCAGCTGCAGATAGAAGTAGATGGAAAGGAAGGCATGCCCTCATATTTGAGCTCCATAACGATCTCTAACTGCTCAAAACCCTGGGTGCTGACTCAGAGTTTGAAGGCATGGTGTGAGGACATGCAAGTCTCCAACAGTACTGATCTCTCAAAGAGCCACAAGAATGCGAATTACTGGATTTATGGTTTTAAGATGTATGGATCATCTTATCCATATGGGTGTCCCATCTACATAGTTAGGGGTGACATCACAGACCTTGGCTTATTACATGATGATGATATAGACATTAAAGTGAGACGCAATACAGTTAATCTTTATGTGAGAAGCAAAGATAAGAGACCTCGTGATCTGCACATCTTATCATACACTCCTTCAGATTCAGACATAAGTTCTGTTAGCTCAAAACACATCATGGAAGATGAATTCTTTGTGTACAAGGGCCTGTTTTCTGTTGAGCCAACTAGATCCTGGATGCTCTGTCAGCCACTGCCATGGAAGTTTGTTAGACCAGTAGTGCAACTTGCTTCTGGCCAGAGAACTGCACCAAAGCAGATTGATACTACAAGACTGAGAGAAATAATCAGGCTGTGCACAGAATCATCCATCAGGAACAAGATAGGCACAGTTTATAGTCAGACAAGACCAGAGAGCTTAATTGAATCAGAACCAATTGATATGAGTGATATGTTTGACATGATGATAGAAGAAGGCATGGATGAAACTTTTGAGGATCTGGCTGATTTCCTCACAGTTGATGAAGACCCTGACTACATGGCAGAGGTAGACTTTGATGAGGAGAGCTTGAACCTCTTTGGACCAGCGCATTATAAAGAACTTCAGAGTTTGACGATATTAGCACATCCATTAATGGATGGGTTTGTGACCAGACTTGTCACACGGTTTGGGAGGGCTAAGATCAGAAGGCTATTAGAAAAATCCATCATTACCTCTGACTGTAGAGAGGTTGCTGAGTTACTCTTTTTGGCTCTGGAGAGGGATCCATCTCAAATAAAGGATGAGTTGATTCAAGGTGATAGCCCCACTGACGTTCCTGACGACCTTCTTGGGTAGTGTGTGTGAGAAAAAGTATATTTGTTCATGTTCATGGGTCAACGTTGTGTGAGTGTTTAGTTGTTTTAGGTTTTGTAAAAATTGGGCGGTCT